TTGGTACTAATCCTGTCGGCGATGGAAGTAATGTTAGAGTGGACGGGACCCCCCGCGGCTTCACGGAGGTAATGCTCAGAGACTGCCTGAAACAAATATGGACTAACTCCAGCGAGGAGCCGGATGTACTAATGTGTGGTGGTAGCAACAAATCTGTTGCTTCGTCCTTCACCGGCGGCGCGCAAAAAACGGTGGACGTCGCTACCAAGAAGCTGACGGCAACCGTCGACATCTATGTCGGCGATTTCCACACAATCAACATCATCAGCAACCGCTGGCAGCGTCCGCGCGACGCTTTTATCTTGAATTGGAACTACTGGGCTGTCGCCTGGCTGCGGCCGACCGCCCAGGTGCCGCTCGCCAAAACCGGCGACGCCGAGAAGCGTATGCTGATCCAAGAATGCACGCTGATCAGCAAAAATGAGGCTGCCTCTGGGATCATCGCGGATCTCACAACGCCTTGATGAGAAGGAGCCCAACCCCGCAGGGCTGGGCTCCCCCGTCTAGCGGACGCGCGTGATCTTGACCTTGACGACCAGGATCACGATTATCCGCAGGCGGAGCTTGCGATGTTTGGGCATCGCTTCACTCCTCTAGGCCGGGTGTTTACCCACCCGGTTAAGGCGCCGGTCCAGGACCACCCTGGATCGGCGTCGTTATTCTACAGGGCGGTCCATCGCGGGCCGCCCTTTTCTTTTGGGACAAGCCATGCCGATCCTGTTCGACGTTGACCCCGAATACGGGGCCTACGAGACGTTCGATTACGATAATGACAATGGCCGCGTCACGATCCGCCGGATCTGCGACGTGCAGCCGATCATCGACCGCAACAAAGAATTGCAGAACCACAGCGATTGTTGGAACGAAGCACGCGACATGCGCCTGGCAGCACAGATACCACACGAGGTGGCGTTGATGTGGCTGCACGACTACGGCATCAGTTGCTGGCGCAAGGAGCATTGGCCGGGGGTGAGGAAGCTATTAAACTCGAACGAGTGGAAATATCTCCGCACGAATACCTTTTACCTATGAAGCCCGACACCAACAAACACCGCCTCTACCACGCACTGAAGCGGCTGGTGACAGAGGCCCATGTCTTGGCCGGAATAGAGCAGGACGTGCTGCCCGAGACGCACATCCCGGATGACGCCCTCCTCTGCGTGATCCCGCTGTCGGCGCTGGAGCAGGCCCACGAGGCGCTCGGCTCCGCCCGCCTCAACCGACGAGATCCCGATGCCGCTTGACAGCTACGACGGCCTCCGCACCAGCGTGTTGGAGTGGCTGGCCCGTCCCAACGATCGGCTGCTGGTCGACCACGTCCCCGACATGGTGACGCTGTTCGAGGCCGAGGCCCGCCCCCGGCTGCGCACGATCGGCGGCGAGGGGATGGAGATCCTCTACACCTCGCCCGGTTACCCGGACCTGGCGATGCCGGCGGACTTCGCCGAACTGCGTCACGCGATGCTGGTGGACCTCGCGGTGCCGCTCGATTTCATGGCTCCGGCGGAAGCGGCGCGTTACGCGATCGTCGGCGGCGTCCCGCAGTTTTACACGATCTACGGCAGCACCGACGACTCGGTGCCCTGTTCGCCAGGCGGTGGCAACATCCAGATGCGCCTCACCCCGCCACCCGACAGCAGCTACACAGTCAGCGTGACCTACCTGCGCAGCTTGCCGCCGCTCTCGGCTGACAACCCGAGCAACTGGCTCTTGCGCGCGTCACCGACGGCTTACCTGTTCGGGACCCTGCTGGAAGCGGCGGCCTTTATCGGCCACGACGAGCGCGTGCCGCTCTGGGCGCAGCGTCGCGAGGCGGCGTTCGCCGCACTGGAACGCGCCGACATCAAGGCGCGCTGGGGCGGGCCATTGCAGGTGCGCGTCGACATGGCGACGCCGTAAATGACCATCGTCCCGTTTCCGGAGTGGCTACCCGACCTACCGGATTTCGCCAGCGCCGGCGCCCCGGTCATCCGCAATTGCGTGCCGGCGACCAAGGCGTCTTACGGCCCGATGCCGACGCCGATGCCCTACAGCTTCAACACGCTCGATGACCGCTGCCAGGGTGCCTACGTCATCCGCGACGCCACCGGTGCGCCCTACGTCTACGCCGGGGACGCCACCAAGCTCTACCGGATGCCGCCGGCGTTCGACTCCTTCTTCGACGTGTCGCGGGTCACCGGCGTCTACACGACGCCGTCCCCCAGCGCTGGCGGGTTCTGGAGCATGACGGCTTTTGGCAACCGCATCATCGCCAGCAATTACACCGACGCGATCCAGTCGATGCTGATCTCGGGCACCAATTTCGACGTGCTGTCGCCCGACGCGCCCCGGGCTAAGTTCGTCGCCACGGTCAAAGACTTCGTCTTCGCCGCCAACACCATCGACCCGGTCGACGGCGCGGTGCCGTACCGTGTGTGGTGGTCAGGGCTCGGGCAGCCGGATCAATGGCCGACCCCGGGCTCGGTAACCGCGCTGCAGCTTCAGTCCGATTACCAGGACCTACAGCAACAGGATCTGGGTGCCATCACTGGCATGGTGGCTGGGTTTCTGGGCGGCAGCGACGTTGCGATTTTCTGTGAAAACGGGCTCTGGAGCGGAAATTATGTGGGGCCGCCGCTGCTCTGGAGCTTTCGGACCATCGCGTCCGCACCGGGGACGCTGTCGCCGCTATCGATCGTGCAGGGCCGGATGCGGACGGCGGCCGGCAGTGCGGCGCAAGTGGCGATGTACTTGAGCGAGAGTGGCTTCCAGGCGTTCGACGGCGCCGTCGCGATACCGTTCGGCGCGGGCAAGTTCGACCAAGAATTCTTCCGCGAACTCAACGGTAAGTGGATCGGCTACGTTCAGGGCGTCGCCGACCCGGGGTCCAATCTCGTCTACTGGGCTTTCGCCTCCGAGACCTCAGAGGACGGCTTGTTCGATCGGCTGCTGGTCTACAACTGGGACCTGGCGAGGGCCGTCGTCTGCGAACTCGAACTCGCCGCCAATCACAGCGAGTGGCTGACGCGGGGCCTCTTCGGCAGCGGCTACACGCTCGACACGATCGACAGCTTCGGCGATCTCGACACCATCCAGCCGCCGTTCGACGACCCGTTCTGGGCCGGCACGACGGCCGGGCGGCTGACGACGTTTTCGTCCGATCACCGCCTCCACACCTGGGTGGGTCCCTCGATGGCGCCGACCTTGGACCTGCCAGAGACGCAGCCTGTCCCCGGCCGCCGCGCCTGGGTACAGAACGCCCGGCCGCTGATCGACGCCGGCGACGATTTGGCTGGGGCGGCAACCGTCCAGGTCGGAGTGCGCGAGCGGCTGTCGCAGCCGGTTGTGTGGTCGGCCCAGATCCCGGTCGACATCCTCGGTAATTGCCCGCAGCGCACCACGGGGCGCTATGTCCGCCTGCGGTTTGCCATGGCGCGGGGCGTCAATTTTCAGGCGCTGCAGGGCCTCGACGTCGACGTCGCGCCGGAAGGTAAACTCCGATGAGCGCCAACTCGCAAGCCCCCGCCATTACGATCAGCGTCGCCCGCAACGACGTGCAGAGCAACTGGTGGGCCTGGCTGCAGTCGATGGCGACGGCGATCAATCAGCTCGGTGTCTGGTGCAACCGTCCGCAACTGGCGCAGCTCACCGCCGCCACACTGCCGACCGACGCGGTCGCCGGCACGTTGGCTTTCGTCACCGACTCGACCGTCACCGTCGGCACGGTCGCGGGCGGCGGCAGCACGCCGGTGTTGGTCTGGTTTAACGGCACCGACTGGACCGTCATCGGGGTATGACCCTGACAACGTGGGAAACCGGGCCGGCGCCGACAGCGCTTCCCGGCAGGGCGACCGTGCGCCTGCCGCCGCTCGACGAGTTGGCGCGCAAGTGGGTCAAAATAGAACGGCTAATTCGCAAAGCGACACGCCGTACCGGCTGCTTTGAGCCGATCGATCTCCTGCAGATGGCGATGGCGGGGCAGGTCGGTATCTGGGTGTGCGAGGTGCGCGGCAGCGTGGTGGCCGCCATCGTTTCCGAGGTGAAGGTCTACCCGCGCCGCCGAGTGCTGGAGATGTTGTTCTGCGGCGGCTCGCAGATGCGTCTGTGGCTCCCGGTCGCCATCGAAGCGTTCGACGCACACGCCCGGCAGCTCGGCTGTTCGCACTTATTTGCACTCGGGCGGTCGTCGTGGGCGCGCGCGTGGCAAGGCGAACTCACAGGCGATGTCGCGGTCGTGCGCGACCTGAAAGGCTAATAGATGTCTAAAGGCTCGCAGCCCGCCGGCAGCGTCACCCAAACCACCACCAACCCGACGCAGGCGGCGCAGCTCCCGTACCTGCAGCAGGGGTGGGGCTCGGCGCAGAATTTGTACAATCAGCAGCCGGTCATGCCGTACTACCCCGGCGCCACCATGGCACCGTGGAATCCGGCGGTGCAGACGGGTTACGAAGGCATCTACAATACCGGCGCGGGGAACGTCGCGCAGGGGCTGCAGCCCAACGCCACCAACGCCTACAACACCGCGCTCAGCGGCGGCTACGGGGCCAACAATTCGCCGGCCTACGGCGCCTACCAGCAGTTTATGGCGGGCACCAATCCATACCAGCAACAACTTGGTGCGCTGGCGAACAGCGCAGCCGGCGGCAATCTCGGCCTTTCCACGCTGGGCGGCATCGCACAGGGCCAAGGCGCCGGCATGCAGCAATTGGGACAGACCGCGAGCGGCTACTATCTCAACAGTAACCCGTACCTGGCCGCCATGGTGCAGGCGGCGGCGGACCCGGTGACCCGCAACTACCAGACCGCGACCGCGCCGCAGGCCGATTACAACTTCGCCAATGCCGGCCGCTACGGCTCCGGCGCCATGGCCGGTCTGCGCAGCACCAACGAGCAGAACCTCGGCAAGACCCTCGCCGATCAGTCGAGCAACCTCTACGGCCAGAACTACGCCAACGAGCGCGCCCGGCAGGACGCTGCTGCGGCGCAATATGCCGGGCTGCAGAACCAGGCCGGGCAGGGCTACGGCAGCCTCTACAACCAGGGCCTGCAGACCTCCGGGCAGGCTCTCAACAACCTGTTGGCGAGCCAGCAATACGGTGCGACCGGATTGCAGGGCGCCTATCAGTCAGGCAATGCAGCCGCTATGAGTGCGCTCGGCCAGTACCCGCAATTCGCGCAGGCGCAGTTCATCCCGGCGCGGGCGCAACTCGAAGCTGGGCAGGGCCTGACCCAGATGACGCAAGCCCAGATCAGTGACCAGATGAAACGGTATTATGGCGAGCAAGCCGCGCCGTGGGACACGCTGGCCAAGTACATGAGCTCGATCGGGCAATACACGTCGGGGTCCAGCAGCTCGCAGACACCGTATTTCCAGAACCAGATGGCCAATTTGCTGAGCGGCGGTGCCGGCGCGCTGGGGATCGGGCAGCAACTGTTCGGCGGCAGCAGCGGCGGGTTGCTGGGTGGCTTAGGTGGCACTGCGGGCGGATTAAGCCCGGCAGCATGGAGCGTGCTTGAGGGCTTGCCGGCGTCGGCTGGCGGGACAGCGGCAGGCGCCGGTGCGTTTGAGGGGCTTGCGGGGGCAGGGATCTCGGAAGCGGGCTTGATGGCGGCGGCGCCTGCCGCGGCCGGCTTCACCGTCATCTGCACTGAGCTAGTACGCCAGGGCAAGATGCCCAATAAGTGGCGACTAGCCGGGATGCGGGCTTTCATGCGCTACCCGGAGGCGGCCCGGCGCGGCTACAGCGTCTGGGCCGTTCCCAGCGTCAGGCATCTGCGCCGGCATCCCGACAGTCTCTATTCCCGGTGCCTCACGACCGCGTTTCTGTGGCGCTCGGAAGATCTCGCCGCGCGCGCTGGGGTCAGGGGTGCGCGGCGGCTGTGGCGGGGGCGAGCCGTCACCGCGGCGATCGCTCTGCCGTGCCTGGTATTGGGGATGCTTTATCCCAAGCGCGAATGGCGCGCCCCTTACTGTGAGGACGCGGTGGCATGACGCCGTTGCCGGAGCCGGCGGGCGATATCCGCGCGCAACTCGCCGCGGTGATGGACCCGGCGCACCCGAAACGGGCGGCATTTCTGGTGCCGGCAAACGCCATCAGAATGCCGTGCGCACCGGAAGCCCATATCGTGATGCGCCCCGAAGGCGCTTTAGTCACATTGGACGCAGACCTGGCCCGCGCATTCCAATCCGCGCCCGATGACACCGACACTTTCGACCGCACGATGGCAGACATCCTCGGTCTACCGGAGGCAAAGCCGGATATGGTGGCGGCGTGTGGCGGCCGGCCTGCGGCAATGGCGCGCGCGGTCCAGGCCCGCGACGCCGATGGCAATGTCGTTACTGAGACTTTCGCCAGCCCGACCGGCCTCGATGCGGCCCGTAACGCGATGCGGAGGCACGTCCCCCCGGGCGGCGAACTGGTGGAGTTGACAGCAATCGAGGCGATCAGCCGGCGCGTGCTGCTGTGGGAGGCGGGGCAATAATGGCAGACATCTCAGCGTGGTCGCCGATCGATGAGAGCAATACATCGGCGCCGCCTGACGGATGGCCGGAGTTCATGGCGAACTCGATGGTCAATAACTCCGCTCGCGCCATGATGGGGGCGGTGCGGCGCTGGTATGACGAGGTGCTCGACGGTTCGCTCGCGCTGCCCTATCTGCCCGCAACCGGCGGCGGGATGACCGGCGGGCTGACGGTAAACTCCGTCGCCGGCATCAGCACCACCGGCGGCATTA